AGGCCAGTGATGCTGGCGCTGTCATAAGTGAGTTCATTGAGTAATATTGTAGCCTTACGGTTTATTTTTGTGAAATCATTTTTTAATGTTTTAATTAAGAAAATATCATAAGACTTACTTGGGAGGAACGAATCGCTTGATTTGCAATCTGTTTTGGCCTTTGAAACGCCTTTGTCGATTTCAAGATGAACGTGAGGCTTAGCATAATCCATAGCCTCATCTATAAAGGAATTAAGAGAAGCACTAAAATTATCGAACCCTTTACCTCTTACAATGTGCTGACGACATTCTCTCCATATTCCAGCTATGCCCGCAATATAGGTATCGTTTTTAGATATCTTAGGCTTCGTCTGCATGACTCCTTGCTGGTTCTCTGGCTGTGACTTGTTCGTTACGGTAGACTCGGTTGCCTGATCGTCCTCGTTTTTGCTATTGAGTAAGCCCATGGTCTTAGTAAACAGTTCAAAGCTGGTATCTTTTACCTCTTCGTCGCTGAGCTCGTCCTTCTGTAGGTACTCGTTTCTGAGTTCTTTTAGAGTTATCGCATTCCCCTGGAACAGTAGAAGTCCTTGAGTCTCATGAGCTCTCATCTCTTCTCTGTCTGCTGACGGGAACACTAAACGGACTCGAGTCTCTTCGGTCAGATCAAAGCCACCCTCTAAGACCAAGATATCTAATATCTTCGCCGTTATCTGGTCGGACAAGACGCACTGATAATCTTTCACGGCATCAACTAGGTTCTTGCTCATCGTTGTGGCCGTACCTCTATTAGAAGTGTCTCCACGTCCTAGGTCAACACCCGACAGTCTCAGACCGCCGAGTACTCTAGCCTCAAAATGTTTAATGTATGGGTCTATATTTAAAACTAGTCCCTCTGAACCTATAAGTTTGATCTCGTGTCTCTCAGAGGTGACTATTCCACCCTCTGTAGGCATCTCCTCAACCTGAGACTTGACTATATCAACCTCGTCAATCAAAGTTCCGTCAGGTAGCTCGACCATGTCAGCTGGCCTCTTTTCATTGCCAACCTTATAGTGGAACAATGGAAAAAGATGCTTATGAGTAACTAACTCTGCCAACTCCTCTAAGCGCCTTAGTGATCTAATATCATCCAGCACTGGGATACAGTATGGTGTGCCAAAAACAAAGCCAGTCTTTTTATCTATAGCTGCATGACATATATCTACGGCATTGTGAACCTTCGTCCTGCCTCCGTTGTCTATACTTTGCTTCCATCTTACTGGGCGACCTGACTTGTTCTGCTCGACATATACAGACGTAGGATCCATAGGGAATATTCCAGCAATTGGGTCCAGCCTTCTTCCGTGTAGTCGAATAGGTCTGCCTGTAGATTTGTCTATCTCTCTCTTAAGCACAAGAAAAAGATTATGATAACTAACCAGATTAGTAACAGACTCTCTGATCCATTCCTCTGTAGTTATTCCGCTAATTAGCTCAAACTCTCTCATGCGATTTCTAATGTACTCTACTGTTTCGGGGTCTTTTCCGTGAAAAGTGTATCCTTCTTTAAGAATAAACTCCCTATGCTTCTGTATAGATCTTGCCAAATACGCCTCAGTATCTATAGCTCTTGCCACTTCAAGCAGGTCATGCATTGGTGGTCTAAAGTTATTAGAATTACGACCTATGTTTGACGAACCAACCTCATAGGATAAAACACTCGACCTTGGACGTCGCTTAACTTTGATTATTCTATCTGGTGTTCGGTTCTCAGGCTCTCCAATGTCAGCTCTAAGGTCTTCGGTTTTTTCCTGTACCTTAGAAATTCTCTGGATACCCACTGAACCCAGTAGTGTATCAACCCAACTCATTTACGCCTCCTTCGGCTCTGCTAATAGCGTTTAACGTTGATCTTCTGATACCTCCCAAAAGATCAAAACAACTGTTCAGTCCACCTTCAGCTGATGGATTACCATCGCCAATGGTTAGTTCCCCCTTATCGTAAGAGGGTATAATTCTTCCGTCAGATAGTTCGATTCTACCTGCATTAGGAAAGTGTGTCTCTTTTAGACTATAGTCTATGTCTAAGTAATCGTCTAAATCTTTAACTGCAGGAGAGTCGACTATAGACTCGAATGTGATAAAGTTTTCCTGCTCTTTTGGTGATAGCCCCTCAAACTCTTGTTGCGAACAAAAGTTAAGACTGTTCTCTATGGCGCCCACTACTTGATCCAACAGTAATAGTATAGTCCTCATACGCTTCTTTATGTATATATTATTAAGAGCGCCTGTTGAGCTTTTTGCTTCATCTGAGCCATTCGTGTCTAGACCAAAGAAGCCGTCTATTTCATCCATAATCATCTCCACATACTTCACGACTATATCGTTAAGCAATTGGAGCACATCATCAATGGCGTCAAGTAGTGCTAATATTAGATCTAGGATTAAAGGACACTCTATGATGATATCCATATCTAAACCTAGAGACTCAAAGAAGTCTAAAACTAACTGAACTATCTTGTCGTATAAGATCTGAATCAAGGCCCAGATCATCTCTAAGATTGCGTCCCTCAGCCATGACAAAAGAAAGTCCAACATATTTGTCATTGCTAAGTCTAAGTTGACTATGTTTATGTTTACGTAGGCGTTAAGAAGTGTTCTGATTGCCGACAGTATCTTGGTGTCTACGTTCCCGAGAAAAGCGACTAAACAACATATGACATCCCGTGCAAGCTTCGTGTCTAAGATCTGTGCCAAAGCGTCTAAGCCCCTCTCCATGAAGGTTACTTCTTCCTCTCGTGCACATACATAGTTAAACGGAACCTCAGTTATGGCTATGTCTATAGCGTTAGCCGCCAGATTGGTAGCTATGTCTGCAACAATATTAGATCCTGCAGGCGGGGGTTGACCAGGATCTCTAACAAAAGAGCCGTTCGGATCTATCTGTGCACTGTCTGATACGTACAAGTGCTTAAAGCCAAGCCTAATGCCAGCTTTAAATCTCATCTTTCTAGCCATAAAATATGACAACCAAAACTCATAGCCTCTCTCGTTCGTCTTGGATATATACTTTATGCAATATCTAGTTATCGTGACGTAATCGTCAAAACCCATGAACTTCTTAGCCTTCTTTACTAGGGGGGACAGGTTCCTTCTTTTTGCCTCTCCTATGTCTCCTTCTATATCGTTCATGAACGAAGTGTCAAGATCAGGATCATTAACCATCATCTGTATTACGTACTTTACAGCTTCCTGTATCCCGAGTACTGCAAGAGTTATGGCTATGCCAACTATGTACTGCTTAATCGCAACCGCCGCTGACGCCGGTCCACCTCCTACAGGGTCGACACCAGTCTGCGCCGTGTCTGGAGCCCTAAACATTCCCTGTATCTCACTCATGAGATACAAAATAAGCAGCTGACCACCGAAGAGATAGAATGGCAGCAGGTCGTCAGTCTTTAGTCTCTTATCTATCTTCTGTAGTATATCTCTTCTATTAGCTAGAGGATCAGCAACGTGATCGTTGAGAATACTAAAATCTACAGATTTACCTCTGTCCTCTATGATGTCCACCATGCGTATGAAAAGACTAAAATTAATCAGATCACCATTAGGTTGGTTGTCGTCTTGTCTAGCTACAGCCTTGCGAACCTCTATCGCAGTTACCGGAACAGGAATGGTATATTTGCGAGCAACCTTCTCTGACGCCTGCATAATAATGTTGGCCTTGTCGCTTACTCGTTCAAAGTTTTTATAAATGTTCCTTAATGCGTCTTGCTTAAAGTTCACATCGTCAAACTGTATTGCTCTGTCACCGGTAACATCGTCGAGTACGCGTTTGCGCCTAAACTCTAGTTCGCCTTGATAAAAGAAGTCTTCGTATGGATAAGACATTAGAAGTTAGATCTCCCACCTGGTTTGCGCGGTCTCAATGGATTTCTTTGTCTGTCTCGGGTCTCTATTTTTTTAATATTACTGTCCCTACGTGTACGTGTCTCTATGTCTTTGCCCCATGGTGAAGTATCAAAAGCTCTTGGGGCAGGAGTATGTTTCTTCCTTAGTTTCTTGGCTTCTTCTATTATCTCTTCTTTATTTATCTCAGAATACTTAGATGACGCCTTTTCTCCTATCCTTCCTGCATAACCTACGGTAGTCAGTCTCTGGTAGCGCAATACATCTCCTAGCTCCATATAGAAGGCCATGAGAGATAGCATCCATGCTGTTAATGTGTGTTCGTAGTCTTGACTGAACGTAGGCTGACCTGATGGAGATATTTTGGTTACTTGGAAATTCCGCATCTGCTGTACTAGACCAACAACCTGTGACATGTCCTCATCTGTGTTAACGATCATGTTAGTATCTTCTATTTTAGGAAGAACGCATCTACCTGATTCAAGCTGGCGAGCAGCGATGCCTACCATAAACGCCTTAGCTGGTTTTTTTATTTCTTCTCCAGTAACTGGATCACGAATGATAATGTTGGACCCCATCTGAATACCTTTAACTATTCTGTCCATCTTAGTGTTGGGGTTCTCTTTTCCAAACTTATGTAGCATTTCGATCTGAGTATCGCCATAGCCGGCGTCGACATAGCACCACTCTGCATTCCATTTATGGACCGTTTCAATAACCATTCTTACAGCAGCGTGTTGAGCAAATTCCTGCTTCTCAATTATGACCTTATCAACTACCTTGTAATGAATAGCTCCTTCGGTGTCCTTGACGCACTCCGTAACTACGATATGGGTACCAGTGTTCTTGTTCCAGTCAACTCCGACTGCATATCTGGCGCCTCTACCAGCGGGGCGACATTTCTTATATTCATAATCTAAGAGACTACTATTAATGTCAGAGTTCTTAAAAACACCAGACATCTCTTCACCAAACTCTGCAAGAAACTCCCTTAAGTATCCCATAGTAGAATACGATTCCTTGAAGAACTCCTCGGTTTCTTCATCCCAGCTAGGGGACTCTGCTGCTACATAGTGGAACTCTTTAAACCCTAATTTCTTCTCGGTGCACCATTTGAAAAAATTACGACGCGATCCAGTGGGAGTACTGGACGCCCATAGTTGACATTCTGGGTGAGACGCAAGGATAGCCATTACAGATTCTAGGTCGCTATCTCCAAGATAGTCGGCCTCATCAAGAAACACAGCCTTAGCGTCCTGACCACGAATCTGATTAGACTGTGCTCCAGCCTTCGCTCCCGAAGAGAACCCTCTTATGACAGAACCATTGTCCATTTGTATTATGTGTGGATTGCTCACGTCTCTTACTACTGATGCTGCATACTCGTCCGAATTTCCTATCATGCGCCTCATGATGTCGAATACACGAGTTATTTGACTTTGATATGGACACACTAAGAGTATTGGGAAGTTTTTGTTTACAAAAAGGAGATATAAGATTTTGACAGCCATGGCTTCGCTCTTGCCATTTCGTCTTCCTGCCCGTACTACCTTCCTCAATGCCGTACATCTTAGCATCTCTGACTGATACCATCTTGGTTCCCATGGATCCCCTGCGTCATTGTTAAGAAACGCCTTAGCGAAGGTAACTGGGTC